TGGATTAAGAAATAGAAATCCAGCAACATTTCATGATTGTAAAATAAATCAATCACTGGTTAAAAAGAAGCGTTTGACATCAAGAACTTTGAAAAAAGCATTAAATTTTGAAAAAGGTTATGTCCCATATTGGATTTGGCAATCAAATGAGGATACTATTTGGTCTTATTTAAAAGGTTTATTATATGCAGATGGTTCAGCATTCAAGAGTGATAGTAAAGGTGAACCAATACAAATTGCATATGCTGATATCAATAAAGAATTTTTAAGCGAATTACAAATTTTATTTACTAATTTAGGTCTTAGTTGTTCTATTCGTCTTTTAAGAAAAGAAGGTGAAACTTTATTACCTGATGGTAAAGGTGGTCATAAATACTATACATCAAAAGATTGTTGGAGATTAATTTTTGGAAGTAAAAATGATGCTTTAATTATTGAAGAAAAAACTGGGTTCTTAACAAGAAAGAATATTATTATTGAAGATAGGGAGTATAGGGATAATACTAAAAAAAGAGCAAAAGTTATTTCAATTGAACAATTAGATAATGAACCAGTTTATTGCCCAACTATTGATAATGATGAGCATATTTTTGTATCAAATGGTTTGAGGACTTTTAATTGTTCAGAAATTCAATTACCAACAGATTCATTTAACTCATTTGTTTGTTGTTTGGGTTCATTGAATTTACTTCATTGGGATGAAATAATTGAGACTGATGCAATTGAGGTTTATACAATGTTCTTAAATGCAGTTATGGATGAATTTATATTGAAGTCAGATAAAATGGCTGGCATGAAAAGAGCTAATAGATTTGCATCACAACATAGAGCCATTGGCTTGGGTGTTTTGGGTTATCATTCATTATTTCAATCCAAATTAATACCATTTGAATCTTTGATGGCGAAGCAATTAAATCATCAAATATTTAAAACAATTAAAGAAAAATCTGAATTAGCTTCAAAATATTTATATGAAGAGAAGGGAAAGGGATATGAATGTTTAAGAGAGGGATATGCCAATACAACACTAATTGCTATTGCCCCAACCAAGTCAAGTTCATTTATTCTAGGACAGGTAAGTATGGGTATTGAGCCAATAAAATCAAATTATTTTATTAAAGATTTGGCAAAATCAAAAACAATTTATAAGAATCCATTTTTGGAAATTGAATTGGATAAGTATGGTTTAAATACGCCAGATACCTGGGAGAGTATTTTGAAAAAAGATGGATCGGTTCAGCATTTGGATTTCCCCACAAAAGAGGTGTTTAAATCATTTATTGAAATATCACCAAAAGAATTGATATTACAAGCAGCACAGAGGCAAAAATACATTGACCAATCACAATCATTAAATTTAATGATACATCCCTCAGTTCCAGCAAAGGATATAAATCAATTATATTTATATGCGCATGAGGAGGGCGTTAAAACGCTTTATTATCAGTTTAGCCAGAGTTCAGCACAATCATTCGCAAGAAATATTAATGAGTGTGTGAGTTGTGAATCGTAGATTTGTTACAATTTGTTAAATAAAAAGCCCCCCAGTCTATTAATTTAGGTTTGGGGGTTTTTATTTTAAAAAGTTTTACTTATAGTTGTATTAAAATAAAAAAAATAATGAAAAAATTTAAGAATATAGCATTTTCTAATGAACAAATTAGTAAAATATATGAAGTTTCTTACAGTATTAATCAATCAAGAGGTAAAAACAGACAGAATATTATTAATAGTGTTGTGATAGAATCCTTAAAACAAGACGAAACATATGATGGTTGTTTGTTTAGGACAGAGGTTAATATACCAAAACGTAAATTGTTATGGGGAGAGTCTTTTCCTGTTGATATTTGCGTTTATAAAGATTATAAGTTAATTGAGATAATTTTAAACAAAGCCCCAGCATCAAATATAAAACAGAATAAAATTAACACTCTCAATAGCATTAATTCGGATATAACTAGATTATCAAAACTAAATGATATTAAAATATCTCTTGTGAATTTCTTACCAAGAATAACACCTTTCTTCATGAGAAATGAGACTATTAAACATTTTGAAAAAAATAGTCCTTTTTTTTTATCAACATGTGGAGTTGTTTATAAATTTGAGATTGACGAAATATACGTAATGTTTGATATTGGTGATTTAAATGCTTGTAAAACAAAATCGGATGTTAAAAATTTATTCTCTATTAATCCTATTAAGAATATAAAAATTTGTAACCCAACAAAACCCCCATTGCCTCTTAGCCAGTTGGATGAAAATTGGTAGCTTATAAATACTCAATATTGGAATAACCATCCCCCAGTCTATTAATTTAGATTTGGGGATTTTTATTTTTGTATAAAATCAAAAAATATATATTTATAGGTTAAATAATATACAATGGCTAATGGTATTACATATGGTGTTGATTTTCCTTTTGACACCTCATATAGAGGTGATGGGTTAAAGATGACAGAATATTTTTCTGATGAAATACGAGCTTCCTTATTACATTTATTATTAACACGTAAAGGTAGTAGATATTATTTACCTGATTTTGGGACAAGGCTTTATGAATATTTATTTGAACCATTGGATGTGGTATCTTTTGATGTTATTGAGGGTGATATACGAGATGCTGTTAAAAAATATATACCCAATTTAACAATTATTAATATTCTTATTGAACCATTAACAGAAGATGAGGAAGTTCAATCAACAAAATTATCAGTTGATGATGTTGGATTATCTTCTGCTAGTAAAATTTACAGATCACCGGGTAGTGGTACTTATAAAAACACAGCTAAAATAAAAATTGAGTTCATTTCCAATACAAATGCATTTGCTGGAAGTGATTTTGTTGTAATAAATATATAATATGGCAGATAGACAAATATCATATGGCGTTAGAGACTTTCAGGGTATAAGAAACGAATTACTTAATTATGTTAAAACATATTATCCGGATTTGATAAATGATTTTAACGATGCGTCAATATTTTCAGTATTTCTTGATTTAAATGCTGCGGTTGCGGATAACTTGCATTATCATATTGATAGAAGTTTGCAAGAAACGGTGTTGCAATATGCCCAACAAAAATCATCAATATATAATATAGCAAAGACTTATGGTTTAAAAATACCTGGTCAAAAGCCATCAATTACCTTATGTGATTTTTCAATAACTGTGCCTGTCAATGGCAGGAATGCTGACACATCATATATGGGTGTTATTGAAAGAGGTGCGCAAGTTTTTGGTGCTGGGGTTGTATTTGAAACAATTAATGATATTAATTTTACGCAAGATTTTAGTTCACAAGGTGTTAAGAATAGGAAAGTTATACCAAATATAATAAATGGTCAAACAGTTAATTATACTATTGTAAAGCAAGAACCAGTAATAAATGGTGCTACAAAAGTTTTTAAAAGAGTTATTACATCTTCTGACGTTAGACCTTTTTTGGAAATATTTTTACCGGAGAAAAATGTTCTTGGTATAACTAGTGTAATTGCAAAAGATGGTCAAATATCAACAGTTCCCCCTAATGCGGAGTTTATTGGTGATTCTGATAGTAAGTGGTATGAAGTTGATTCATTGGCTGAGGATCGGATTTTCATTCCTGATACAACAAAAAATACAGGTAATGCTGGTATTAAAGTTGGTAAGTATATACAAACAGATAATAGGTTTATAACTGAATATACCCCAGAGGGTTTTAAGAAGATAACTTTTGGTAATGGTGTTAATACAGCACTAGAACAATTGAATTTATTTACGACAACGAATCATTATCCTACCATTCAAAATTATTTAAATAACTTTTCATTAGGTAGAACATTAAAACCAAATTCAACCATTTTTATACAATATAGAGTTGGTGGGGGGCAGAATAGCAATTTAGGTGTTAATACAATAAATCAAATTGGGGTAAACATTTTTAAGGTTAATAATGGCAATGAAGCGCAAAAAACAGCAGTTATTAATTCATTAAGGGTTAATAATGCTTTTCCTGCCATTGGGGGTGCTGGATTACCAACTATTGAAGAGGTTAGAAACTTTGTTTCTTATAATTTTGCAGCACAAAAACGTGCAGTAACAATAAGAGATTATGAATCAATTATTAGGAATATGCCATCTGAATTTGGTTCACCTGCAAAGGTTTCTGTGCAAGAGGTGGATAATAAGATTGAGGTTCTTGTATTATCATTTGATTCAAATGGAAGATTAACAAATACAATTTCAAATATATTAACCAATAATATTGCAAATTATTTATCAAATTATAGGATGATAAATGATTATATAGTTGTTAAATCAGCCACAATAATTGATGTTAGTGTGGATTGTTCTGTTATAATTGCAGCTAACTTTAATTCAAATGATATTATCAATTCTATTATTTCTGCGATTAATCTTTATTTCTCACCCCAAAGCATGCAATTAGGTACAGATATTAATTTATCTGAAATAAAAAGTAATATCCAAAAATTAAATGGAGTGTTTACTGTATCTGATTTAACCATAATAAATGAGGTTGGGGGTAATTATTCTGGGGGTTTCACATCTATGGAATATTCTAATACAACCACAAAAACAATAAAACCAATAGATGAAATGATTTATGCTCAACCATCAGAAGTCTATCATATAAGATACCCTGATATTGATATTAGAGTAAAAGTAAAGACTAGTGGTAATGTTACAATAGGATAATTTGTTTATTTTAACTATTTAACGTTTATATTAAAAATAAGTTAAGTAAAAATCAATGCAAAACACATATAGAATAAAGACTGAAATAGGTAAAGATAAAGTTGTTAATTTTCAGTTAGACCAAAATATTGAATTTTTAGAATTATTATCCTTTAAAGTTAGACAATCTGATGTTTATACTCTGGATTGTGCAAATTATGGTGTTGTTGCAGGTAGGATTACAGCAAATAATGGGTTTGGTGTTCCAAACGCTAGGGTGTCAGTTTTCATTCCATTAAGTGAAGAAGATGAGAATAATGATTTAATCACAGCCATATATCCATATAAGTCAATATCTGACAAAAATGATGATGGTTATAGGTATAATTTATTACCATATGAACCATCTTATCCTGGTCATGTTGCTACGGGAACATTTCCCACATTAAATGATGTTATGGCTAATGGTCAAGCCATTGAGGTGTATGAAAAGTATTATAAATATACAGTAAAGACAAATTCAAGTGGTGACTACATGATATTCGGAGTTCCAGTTGGAAGTTATACTGTATTAATGGATTTGGATTTATCAGATATTGGTGAATTTTCATTGACACCCCAAGATTTGATAAGAATGGGTAGAGCAACAGAAGCTCAATTTAAGGGTAATTCATTTCAAAGTTCACCAGATTTGGGTTCTTTGCCACAAATAGTTTCATTATCAAAAGGTGTTGAAATATCTCCACTCTGGGGGGATCCTGAAACTTGTGATTCAACAATAAATAGAATTGATTTTGATTTAAGAGATGATGCAAGTATTGATATACAACCAACAGCTATTTTTATTGGGTCAATCTTTGGAACAAGCAATATGGATAGTGTAAGAATTGATTGTGGGGTTAAAGAAAGTATGGGTAATCTATGCCAACTTGAAACTGGTCCGGGTCAAATATTAGCAATAAGGCAAACAAAAAATCTTGATGAAAAAGGATTACCAATTATTGAACAATATGAATTGCAAAACTCTGGTAGAGTTATAGATGGTGATGGTACTTGGGTTGTTGAATTACCAATGAATTTGGAATATGTTATTACAGATGAGAATGGAAATCAGATAATAACGAATGATGAGAAAATAGGAATACCAAGAAAGGGTAAATATAGATTTAAGGTAAAATGGCAAGATTCAGATAATACAACAGATACGTCAAGAAAAGCACATTTTTTAATTCCAAATATTAAGGAATATGGTTGGATTAATGGAGGTGTTACTGATGATCCAATTAATAGTTCGGATGTTCAAAAACAAAAAGAGTTAGCTGGTTCATATTATTTTGGGTTGGATTGGTCTGGATATACAAATTATAATGCTGCAATTAATTGTGAAGACACTTTTTATGAATTTGAATATAATAAAACGTATACAGTTGCAGGATTAGTTGACCAATATCAAAGCAATATTGGGCAAGGTAAGTTTATAGGGATAAAAGAGATTGCTGATAGAACTTGTGAGCAGAACGTTAACAAATACCCAGTTAATGATGGGGTTAAGAATTTTAGTTTGATGTATTTTTTATTTTCTGTGATAACGCAATTACTTCAATTTATTTATATTCCTATATTATTTGGATATCATTTAGTTACTTTTTTGTGGAATTATTTGGCGGTGATAGTGCTACCAGCAATAATAACATTGGTTGGGTATCAAATTTATAATTTTTTATTAGATGTGGGTAAAACACAAACAATTCTAGCTTATGTTTTAACAACGGCATTTTTTGTACCCACAGCACCAAGTTATGCTGCTGTTTTATTTGCACAAAATGTTGCAACTAATGCAAAACTTATTTTTCTTATTGCTTTTGAAGTGTTTTTAATAATTAATTTTGGCAGGCTTGTAAAGAGAAAGATTAAAACTATACATCTACCTAGTATAACCTATCCAAATTGTGAATTTTGTAACTGTGAAATGGAAGAGGTGGATGTTGAAGTAGGTGAATCCTATCAAACTAATGGGTTATTATCCCAATTTTCAAATCAAACTCTATATTTTTCTAATTTATCAGATAATTTTAAGTGGTCTTCATTTAGTAATATATTAGGTATTGTTGATGATACAAAATATGAAGAGGATAAAGATATTATTGTATTACTTATGACTCAAGCAATTGCTGGTAGAGTAGAAAATGCTAATAGTAGGGGTGGGGGTGAAACAGATAGAAAAATGCCAAGGTCTGATGAATATAAATTACCAGTAATTAATAAAAAAATGCTAATTTATAGTGAAACATTACCTATTGGCGAGAGGATTAATTATTTTAATTTAAGGAATAATTACTTTTCAGGTGCAAATAAGATTGAGGTTTCATTTGCTAGTGATTTAGATGTTAATAAATTTGTTTATCATTATGATAATGTTATTGTTGTTTTATCTGATGTTGAAATAAAATCAGGCGAGGTAATTACATTTGTTGATAATAAGTTATCAAAAGATATTAATTTTAAATTTACTGGTCTTACAGATAATGGTGAAACATTTTTTGGAGTACCAGGGTCTATTAAAATAAATGAACAGAATAAAAATATAACAGTAAAATATGCTGTTACACAAGATATTGACCTTGAATCAACACAATATACATTGCCAATAGTTGAGGATATTACAAATACATCTTATTACCCATCAGATATTGAATATTTTCAAGTATTAACTGGTTTAACATATTCTAATTATATTGCGGTAGCTGATAAAACAAAAAAAGGTTATTTACCAAGTATATTAACCTCACCAACAGTTTTAAGAGTTAAACTTGATGGTGATATTGGGAAGGAATTAATTATAGATAACCCAATTCAGTATTTCCAGGATATTGATAACAAATATGTTTTAATACTTCAAAGAGGTGTGGATCCATATTCACCTGAATATACAAACACATATGGTTTGGGTAAAATATTTGGGCATGATGATTATTCAGCTGTTAAAATAACAGCTAGCACTAAATTAAATATACCAATACAAAAACTAAATGAAAAGGAAAGTGGGAGTAGTTATACTGTTCAAACATTAACAAATGTTGATGATGTTTTTTTTGAATCATATTTATTTGAACCAAATAATCAATTTAAAACATATAAAACAGATGCTCTTTCATATTATTCTGGTATTCTAAATGATAAACCTATTATTGTAAATCCTCTTATTAGGGTTTTAGGTGTTTTACCTTTTTTGGTTACATTCCTTAAAAATTGGTTTAGAGCAAGCCCTAGTCGTGAACTTATTGATATTAACTTTTTTGTACAAAATGGTGAACGTGCTGGGGGTGAAAACAATTTTCCAAAAATTACACCAAATAGTTTAATTGATTCAAAATATAGTTTATCAAAATTAGATTTTAATGGGGGTACATATATGGTTGGTGTTGGTAATATTACTGATAAGAATGACTTTAATGGGTTTAATAAGTATATGTTGTACCATTCTTACAGTTCGCATAGGGAATTTAAAGATTCTTTATTAGAAAAAACTAATAAAAACAAGATTGTATTAAGGAATGATAGATTACCAACATCGGATATATTAGATGGTTCTACTTGGTATTCTAACGGTGTAGGTGTCTTACAACAGAATAATGCATTTAATATATATGTAATACCTAAAAAATCCAAAGGGGAGCAAACACCAATATATATTAATTCAGTTTTTGATTCAAGTATTATAACAAACAACTTAAAAGGTTTGCCATATGAGGATAATGTTATCAGTACTTTTAGTAATTGTTCTAATTTAGTATCGTTTGATTGTTATGAAAATGATTTAGAGGGTAGAATAAAAATTAAAGATATTTGCAAAACACCAAATAAGAAAGTAATTCAAATTAAAAACGGTTGTTATGTTTTAGTTAAACGACCAATACTTGATTTGCCCATAGATATGAAAGCGTTTAGAGAATGGTTGTTGAGGTTTAGATTAAATTTTGCATTATGTCAAGGCATTATTTCTGAAACATTTTCAAATAACTGGGTTAACGGTTCTTTATTTATGTTTTCATTTAGGTTAAATAAATTTGGTGGTAATCAGTTAAATCCTATTTATTGTAAGGATATTGCATATTATGATAGAGCAACAAATAATTTCTATTATAGAAGTTCACCTTATAGTTCAAGTGTTAAAAAGTTTGTTGGTAGTGTTACTCCATCTAAAACTTCAATAAATGTACGAAATTTAATGTACCCAACAACAATAATTAATTTAGGTGTTAAGAATAGGTTGGAAAGAACATTTAATGATTTCAGTACTTTTGGGTATGTTGTTAATGCTTTAAATGCAACAAGTCATTATGATAATTCAGATTTATTAAATCTATTTATAGTTAGTAGGATTCTTGATTCAGAAGTTTGGATGAAAAGTTTAGTAAATAACACATTAGTTAATTCATTTTTTAGTAGATTAGGTAAAAAAGTAGATGGTGATTTAGCTCAAATTTTATCAATTAATTCTGAATTTGGGGTTGTTAAATTTTCCCCAGAAATATATGCGTTTACTGAGGTTAATTCCCCTACTATTGTTTTTAGAGAGAATAATAAAAACTTTATGGGTGTTTTCTACTCATCATCACAAGCTGATTTACAATTAAAAGACCATATCACCCCGGGTAGAGTTAATTTCAGGCAAGGAGGTGCATTGGTTATACAAAATTATGGAAATAATTCGCAAGAAGTTCCATTTTATTCTTGGATGTTAGCAAAAAAAACAAAAACAATATTTGGGAATGATGAAAATGATTGGGGGACAAATCAGAGTAATATTATATCAAAAAGATATCAATCCCTTGAAAGAATAAAACCAAATACAGATATAGAAAATTATACAACAACAGATTATTTTTCTGACTCATCTTTTGATTTAAGTTATAACAATGATAGGGGTTATATTTTTGCAGAAAAAGATAACAAATATTATAAAGAATCTGCTAAATCTGATTCTTTTGTTGTTGGCGCACCATTCCATTTCTATTTTGGAATAAAGAAAGGTTTTTCAGCTTTGGATAAATTTAAAACAAAATATTTAAATGAATAAATTTAATATTATCCCTAGCATTTATAGAAACAAACTTGGAATTGAGGTGGACCCCCAAATCCAGATTGATTTATCATCAACATCAAAAGATTTGATTGAGTATGATAAATCATCAACAATTGATTTAAGGGATTTATATATTAGCGAAAAAAACAAGTCATTTAAAATCAGACCTGTTTTCAATGTTAATTATGTTTATAACAATATATATTCTGGGTCAACAAGTAGTAAATATAAGGATGATTTAATATATCCCCTACAATCAACATTAAATATTCAGAGTGAGGGTACTGAAAAAGGGTTGTTACAATCCTATGAGTTTGATATTTTCAGAGGAACAAAACCAAATAGTTTTGGTTATGAGAGCGTGAGTGCTTATACATATAATTGGGGTGCATATATTACATACCCATATAAAGAAGATTATGAAAAAGATTTATCAATTAATATAAAGAATAAAGAAATTAATTGGAAGGTAAAAGATGGTATTCCATTTATAACAGAACACGTTATTATCAATGGTTTCAATTTGGTTAGAATAATTTGTGGGTTATATCATAATTTAAATGAGAATGAAAGCATTTTAATTAAAATAGCTGGGGTTGAAAAACTTTATAAGGTATATTCATTTGGTGATAATAGTTTTAATTCAGATAAGAATATTGTAAATATTTTTAATACTGCTAATGAGATTCCATCTAATGTTGTTGGAACATTGAAACGAGTTGTTATTGATAATAATGCGCTTGAAACAACATCAACATATTATATTAGGCAACATAAGGTAATTGAGGGGGGTGATAAAGTTATTGTTACAAAATCAGGCTTTCAAGTTGGGGTTCTTGATGGTAAATATGTTGAAAGTTATTATAATAATAACCCCTTATTAATGAAGAAGAGTTCCAATTTTTCTTATAATTTTAGTGTTGAGAATGAGATGGACATTGAGGGTTTATTGGATAACAAGAATAGACCAATAACTGAAATTTTCTTAACAATGGTTTTTAAAGGTTATTCTGGTTTTTTTGCAAATAGAGGTGAAAGCATGAAACAAGGATGGTCTTTTAATATAAGAGAGGGGGTTGATTCCTGGTGGGATAAAAGCAATCCAAAATCAAATAGCAATGTTTTACCTTCATCATATTTTGATGCTCAAAACAAAGAGTTTTTCTATTATAAACATCCTAGTGAGTTTGATGGTGATTTTTGCGAATATAATCAATATGATCAACAAGAAAGGGTTGTTTCAGAATTTCATTATAAATTAAAGCATTCATCTAATATCTTTAAATTAGATAAATTTAACAATGATAAGTATGGCTATTATTACAAACCACATAATAAAATGGTTTTAAAGGTTTTTTCTAACTATGTTGAAACAACAAATACTAAGTTATCTGTGGTAAACTTACCTAATTATGCTTTTTATTTAAAATTTGATGGCGGTTATAGATGGAGGGATATTTATAATGTTGGTTTTTTTGATGAAACATCAAATGGGGTTAATTATCCATTTATAAACAATACTTTTTATCCATTTACCAATGCGTTATTTAAATTATTTCCAGATGTTGGGGGTTATGATTTCTTTAACGATTCTATGAATATTGGAAGTGATACTATAATAAAACCCATTATTGATGAGTGTGAATAAATATAGGTTAATTCAACCTACTATTACTGATATTACAATAAAACTACCAGTTAATATTAATTTTGATAATTTAGGGGTAGATGATTCTATTTCTAAATATGAGGATGTTGTTTTAAATGATGCGGTAAATAATATTGTTGATTATGAAATTGTTCGATTTCAGCATAAGGGTGCTATTGCTGCATCACCAACGCCAACTCCTACTATGACTACAACCCCAACTCAAACGGTAACTCCTACTATGTCTGTAACTCCTACTGTAACGCCTACAAATCAAGCGTCAGTAACTCCAACGCCAACTAATACTGTTACACCAACAAGGACAGTTACGCCAACAGCAAGTTCACCTTTACTTAATTATTATGGTGTTACAAACTTAAAATTATTTAAAGAAACTTGCCCAATCACCATTTTTGCTGGCGGATCACCTTCTGGTGGTTGTGGAACTTGGTTCAAATTTAATAGCAAAGAAAGTGCTTGTTCACAAACATTCTGTGGTACAAACAATTATGGTTGCAATGGTGAGTGTATTGGGGTATATGTGACAACACAAAGAACGCCACAAACCGCCAGAGTAAATGATTCTTTATATACCTTATCTGGTGGTATTTATACTAAATTAGAAGATGGTTGGTATGTTAATTCTATTGAGAGCGTTGTTGTTGAAATATATTTGGGTGTGATTAAAGAAATTACGGCATGTAGTGGTTCTCTTGTTCAAGATGTTATGTCTAATTATTATAGTACAGTTAATATTGGTACACAAACTTGGCTTAAAGAAAACTTAATGACCACAAGTTATAATGATGGTAGTGTTATTCCTAACATTACAGATACAACTCTATGGAAAAATGCCACAATTGGCGCATATTCTTATTATAACAATACATCAGCTTGTTTTGGTCCATTATATAATTGGTTTGTTGCAACTGATGTAAGGGGTGTTTGCCCAACTGGATATAAAGTTCCTAGTTATCAAGATTTCACAACATTAAAGAATTACCTTGGTGGTGCAAATTCAGGAGGTGAAATCAAAATAAGTGGAACAACATGGTGGGATGCCCCAAATACTGATGCGAATAACAGTTCCAAATTTAATGCAATACCTGTTGGAAGTAGGGATTATAAAGGTAATTTTGAGAAAGAGGGTGAAAAGGCTTTCTACTGGCAGAGTTCAGGTGGTCTTTGTTTACCTGGTTTAAAATCACATTCAAATGTTAATTATAATAATAATGATTTCAATAATGCTGGGTGTGATAATAAAAATAATGGATATTCTATTAGATGTGTAAAAATTTAAAATAAATGATTTCAGATTATAGTTTAAATTTTAAATTTAATTTTTTAACAGGCAATGATATTACCAAGGTTAATAATTGGGGTGTTAGTTATATGACTGATAGAACTAAATTTATTAATGCTGATATTAATTCTAATGGTTTTGAAAATTCTTTCTTTAAATTAGATTATTATGATACCCCTTTCAACAAATCACAAAAGTTATATTTCACCATAATATTACAAGCCAAAAATGGTATTAAATCAAATGATATTGTTTTGCCTGAATATTTTTTAGATTATGATTTAAATACAGAAGGATTCTATATTTATTGGTTAAGGGATAAGACCATTTTTAATCTTGATACCTTTTATGTTAGAGTGTCTTTTTTCAATGGTAAAACAGGAAATGTTACCAACTTTTCAAATGTCTGCCAAGGGGCAACAAATATAACTGATAGGTATAATTTAAATGAAGTTTTTGATTTTTATTATAGATTAGATTTGGATTATATTACAAAGACATATGAGTATTTTGATATAAAACAAGACAATAAAAGAGTTGGGATTAAAGATTCACCAATTACTTGGTATGAGTATATAAGTAGATAATAATGATATATAGAATAAAAATATCACCAGAATCAATATCTTCAATGGTTAAGGTGTTCAATTATAGTGGCAATTCTGTTGGGGTTTATACTGGTATGACAAATGTTCTAACTGGTGGAACAAACGGTGCGTCAACATTAACTGGATTAACCATACCCATATTATTAACACAAGATAATATTGATATGGGTTATTATTCTGAATTTGATGGTGATATTATTCAACAAGATGTGGCAACAAATTTTGTTTTCACGGGTATATCAGAAACTGAATATTGTGTAACAAATACATCTATTTTTAAAACAGCAACTGAAAATTCAACATATGATATAAATTGGGGGGATGGTTCTGTTGATTTTCAAATTAAAAATGCAAAACAATGTCATAATTATATAAAAAGTGATGGTAAATATGTGATAACTCTAACACAAAAAAACACATTTGGAACAAATATAATTAGCAAAACAATTACAAAACCATTTAAATTGGTGGTGGCGGAAAACCCAAACGGAACATTTACATTTACTCCCAATTTTGGTGTATTAAAAGGTCAAACAATTGAGTATGATTATATATTTACTGGGGATACTGGGTTACGCAAATATTATGATAATTCTACTCAAAATATAAATGTGTCAGGTTTCACAAAATCAAGATTAAATGATTTAGTTTCTTATGGTGGTATTCTTAAAACAAATATTAAAATTGAAAAAGATAACTTTACTGGATTTGTTACAGAAATAAAAAGTGAATATACCGCATACACAATAAATGATATTAATTATTTGGATTTTCCAAATGGAATAACAAGTTTTAATCTAAAAAACTTTAATGTTAAAAAAACAACACCAACACCAATTGTTAAAAATGATGTTTTGATGAAGAGCGTTTCTGATATTCAAATATATTCAAATGTTTTCATTGAGAGGGGGAAAAATTCAGGATATGAAAAAATACAAAGGTTGGGGGAGGTTAAAACATTACAAGATATGCAGAATTATGGATATGGTTATTTCAAACTGACTAATAAATAAAAAAATAAACTATTTATATTAATAAATAAAAAATTATGGCAATTGGAACATATGGAACAGTTAGACCAAGTGATGTAAGTCCAGAGGATGTTGAGATAATTATGATTTATTCACCAACAAGGGATCAAACAGAAACTATTGTCCAAAAGAAATTAGTGGCATCAGATTTGTTAAAGCAATACTTTGATGATGTGAATACGACAGAGATACTTGGAGGTTTATATAATTTAACATTACCAGCAACGGAATTTAATGCTTTGGGTTATTATACCCTATATTTAAGACCAGCTCAAATAAGAACAAAAATAACAGATTGTGGGATATTAAGTGCATTACCAAATGTTAAAGGTATTGTTATTGATTTAAATAATGTGCCTGATGAATTTAGGAATAAATTTGTTTCACCCCAAGAATTAATTGGGTATCGTGTTGAATATTTGGAGAATGGTAGAAAAATACCTAATTTTTTTAGAATAGTAACATCTTCTTTTTTTTGCGAGCCAATTGTTACAAATGAGGTTAATGTTAATCAAAAGTCAATTAGATATAGGTATGTTGATAATGACACCAATTTAGTGTTTTTAACATTAACGCCAAGTAGTTCTCCATCAAATAAACCAAATGCAGTTCCTTTTATTGGACAACCAAACCAAAGTATTATATTAACTAATAGTTATTTTAATCCAACAACACTTGAAATTGAGATAGTTGAACATGATATATCAACATTAGCTATTGGTATATTTGGTAATCAGTCTAAATCGGTTGAAGATGGTATCTATACAATGTATGATAATAATCTGAATATATACAAGCAATATAATTTATTTGAGGTTAGAAATCAGTTTAATGAGTTGTTGTATGAGATTAAACAAGATCGTGAAGATGATATTGATATAAGTAAAAATTTTGATAATATATTAGAATAATGCCAAATATTTTTTTAACAGGTAATCTAGGGATTTTTGATAATATAGTTGGAAACCAATTGTTTGATGGTGGGGGATTAACCTATGGTAATTTTCAATTTTCAAGTAGGGTAGGGGATAGAATTCCCCGTAATTTCTATACCAATAATTTTGGAGACCCTATTAATCTTGAAAAACTTGGTGTTAATGATATTGATGGATTTAGAGAATTTATTTCAAAAGAGTTGGATGTTTATCCAAATTATGATATATCACAAGTTATTAATTTCTCATTATATGGTTCATTATCTAAAAGATTTTCAGTTGCTATAACCAATATTATTAATAAATTTCCAGCATCAATTGATGTTAATTATTATGATAATGATTTGAATACTGGATTTACAGCAACAAACATAATTTATGATGCGGAGGATGATACTACCGAATTTGATATAAATATTGAAAGAATAAAAAACCCTTTTCTTGTTGATTTTTCCACCAATGCTCAATCCAATTTATTGGCTAATGAGGGTTTGGTTTCAAAATATAGGGATATTACTAAATATTATTCTGATTATATTCTTTATATAGGGGATAAATCCTATGAGGTAAACCTTTTAACGCCATCATCAAGTCTATATACTGGTACATTAAAAGTTGCAGTAAATGGTAAACCTTTTGAATCTTCAACATCAATAACATCTTATATAATTAGACCAAATGATTTTGTTTTTAATTTTATTTTAAAAACAGAATTGGATGAGATTGAACAATATATGCTAACAACGCTAACAGACCCAAAATATACAATGGTTTTGCAAGTGCCCCAAGAAAATAATAATGGGGATTTTGTAATTGTTGATAGCACGTTAACGTTCCCCCTAGATGGGATATGGAATTTAGATATATCTAGTTCTAATTTTACAGCTTATCTGGAAGACTTGCAAGAGAAATCTGGTTATTTTGATGAGGTTAGAACAAATTTAATTTCAAGATTTTTAATTTCAGATTCAATAAAAGAGTTTGATACTTTTGATAGAAGAGTGGAGAGCGTTTTGCAAATATATGGCAGAAGTTTTGACGAGGTTAAAAAGTTTATTGATTCATTAGCTTTTATGAATTCAATAAATTATACCCCTAAAAATGATATCCCATCACAATTAGTTTATAATCTTGCTAGGACATTAGGTTGGGTTGATAATTTCCAAATCATATCAGATGATGATTTGATTAATTCAATATTTGGCAACCAGAGTGATTTTAAATATCCAGCATATAATAGGTCTCAAACACCATTAGAATTAAGTTATTCTTTTTATAGGAATTTAGTTATTAACTCATTTTATTTATTCAAATCGAAAGGAACAAGAAGATCCATTGAATTTATTCTTAATTTATTTGGTATACCAGAACCTTTAATTGAATTTAATGAGCATATATATTTAGCTGACCAAAAAATCAATTTAACTAAATTTAATACAGAATTATTAAAAATACGAACGGGGTCTTTTATTGATAACGACCCAATATTAACCAATAATACATTCACATTTGGTTTAGTTACATATAGCGCATTTACAGCAAATACAAGTGCAACAAGAGTTAATTTTGATGTTTCAAAATATCCTGTTGATGTTAATACAGGGTATCCATAAACAGTAGAAGCGGATGATTTCTTCTTCCAGATGGGTGCTGGTTGGTATCAATTAACACCTAGCCATAGGAGTTTAGAAGTGCAAACAAGAATTGGGTCAGGAGCTACTGCTCAATACGGAACAAAGTTTGAGAATTTCACTTATGGTGAAAAATATTTAGAAAAATTTAGGAAATTCCCATTTATTGATGAGGGTTTCAGCATTTACAAATATATTGATAATAAGAAATCTTGGGATAGCAATAATGTTTTATTAAGGAATTCTTCTGATGGTAATTATAATGCTTATTATAATTTAAAAGATGAAAGGTTATTATTGAATGTTAAGAATGTTGATTTATTTATAAATCCATCACAAGGTTTGCTTTATGATGTATGGGTTCAGTCAAGAGAATATGATTATCCCATACCTGAATCCGGGTTAACTTATCCGTATCCAACAACCGGAGGAACGGATTCAACATTTATTGATCCCAAGCCAGCAAGCAAAACTTTCTTTGAATTTTCGGAAACATTTTCTAGCAGCATGATTAACGTTAGGAACAGAATGTATATTACTGATGGTAAGACAGGGGGTTATCCAACATTGCAATCAATATTCTGGAAATATATCCAAGCAAAAGAAAAAGCCAATATTGATACAAACAAATATACTTATCAAAATTTAATTGATTATAGCATTGGTGTTAATCCCAACTGGATTAAGTTGGTTGAACAAATGATACCAGCAACAACCTTATGGATGGCAGGTGTTAAATATGAAAACTCACCATTTCATAGGCAAAAATATGCATACAAAAGAAGATTGGGTTGTGTTGTTGGTTTAAATCCAAAAGATATACAACCTGGGTCAAATTCAATATTAACATTAGAAGCAATTGGCGAAGCTGATATATATATAACAACACCTATTTTTAAGAATGTTTTAGTTGAAAATGGAACTAAATTGTTAGCTATGCCAAATCAATCATTTAATGATATATTGAGCGGTGCAATACTTTCAGCAAAGGAAAATGCTGACAATAGTTGCCTTGGTGTCAATGTATTAACAAGTTGGTATACTGAAATAATATTAGACAATAAGATTGTTTCAAAAGTTAAGTTCTATGATGGTATTGGTAATACAGATGTTCCAAATATAGAACTATGGAATAATAATTTAACAACTGCTTTATCTGATATGAAATATTATAATATAAATTATGAAACCCCAAATATAGATAACACCATTACACTTAAAGATTTTACATTAGACAATTCGTTTTCAATAAACAAACTTTTAACATTGAATGTTGGGGTGGATGTTACTTTAATTTGTGAATAATGGCAGCATTTGATTATTTTTTAAGCATATCAGGGGATTGTTCAAATACAAATTCAGGCGCATTTAATATCAGTTTATCTGGGGGAACGCCACCATATAGTATTGAGTTTGTTGATCCTTATATGGATAGTACTCCATATGTTACAATAACAGGACCTATAACCATTTCAGGTTTATCTGCAACAACATATGGTATTAGGGTTAATGATTCTACGTTAACTGATAATTTAGAGTTTTTTATTAATATACCAATATCAAGTGGTGTTTGTGCATCAATTTCAGCAACAAGTAATACCACTTGTGGTGATAGTAATGGATCTGTTACAGCAACAACAACATCTTATTTTTCAACAACTGATTGTTATTTGTATAATATGGATGACCAATTAATATCCAATAATGTTTTTAAATCTGATTTAATTATTTTTGAAAATTTAAGTGCAGATACCTATTATTTGTATATTGAGGATGTTGGGGGTTGTTCTGGTTTAACAGAAAGTTTTATAATAAATGATTCCATACCTTTTGATTTTGGATATTATGTTGTTGGTTCATCCCCTTGTTTTAGTGGGAATACTGGTAAGATTTATATAACAGGACAAACGAATCCTGGACCCTATACCTATTTTTGGAATGATGGTTCAACTGGTAGTACAAAGACAAATTTATCAGCTGGAACATATTCCGTTGAGGTTACTGATGGTAATGATTGTGTAAAAACAAAAATAATTGAAATTGTTGATGCCCCAACCATGGGAACTGCATTAATTATTCCAACACAACCAACTTGTTTTTTGGCAAATGGTGCTTTGGATATAACAATAACAGGGGGGACAGCCCCTTTTTATTATTCAGCCAATACAGGATTTTATGATATAACTTATGATAGGAATATTGTTATTAGTGGATTGAGTTCAGGTAGTTATCAAATAGTAGTAACAGATGCCGCATTATGTGAATATACAATATTAACTAGTCTGGATAGTGTTAATGGCGTTTCTTCGGTTTCAATAGATGGGTTTAACTCAATATGCTCACAAACTGATGGTGCTATCACTTTATCTGTTGTTGGTGGTTTACCCCCATACACCTATGGGTTAATTGATTCTAGTGGAAATACAACAACAATAACAACAACTTTCAGTAATTATATATTTGATAATTTATTTGGGGATAGTCCAAGTGGTGTAACTTATACTGCTTATGTTCAAGATTCAAGTGGTTGTTATGTGGATAAAGAGGTTGTAATATTAACAGAGAATAAATTCACATTAGGTTATACATTTACTGGAACAACTTGTGGGTCTGATAATGCAACAATTTTTGCATATATATCAACAGGAGCAACAGCCCCATATGATTATTACCTTGGAGATAATATAAGTGTTTTAGGAACAAGTTTGACTGGGGTTACATTTAATAATGTTGAAGTTGGGGGTTATCAACTTAGAGTGGTTGATGTACTTGGTTGTACACAATTTGCAAATATTACAATTCAAAATAGTTCATATTTAGATTTTTCATTATACCCCATTTCATGTTATAATGGAAATGATGCAATTATTGAAGCATTAATTACATCTGGTGAACCACCATTTACGTTTAATTGGTCTGAAAATATTTCAGGAAATCCACAAAATATTGTTGTGTCGGGGTTATCAAGCGGATCTTATAGTCTAACTATTACTGATTCAAATAATTGTTCATTAAGAAGGGAGACTACAATAAATTGCGCAACAACGTTTAAAACATATCAAACATATATTGTGGATTCTGAATTATTTAACGAACAACCATTATCAAAATTTGGGCTAATTGAGACGCTGAACGATGGTTTTAATGATTTAGTATATTCAGAGTTTGATAATGATGAAGATGTGTTCAGCACAAAATGTGAGCTAAATTCAGCTGTGTTTGGATTATATGCTGAATTGCAGCCTAGCGGTTATACTGGAACAACAAGTTATTTTTATACAGGTTATACAAAGTCTGACGTACCATCTGATTATTCATATATGGAATCCGCAAAAGATGTTGTTTTAGATGTTCCGGGTATAACTGGTTATACTTATGATTTAATTAGTAATAAGATAAATATTGTTGCAGATCCTGATGATGGTGTAGTTGACCAAGTTTTAACTGTTAAGTTAAAGATAATATATAATATTAGTTGTAAAAAAATAGAATAATAAGTGTTGAGGTGTATTTAATGTGAGTGTATGTCAAGAATTATTTTTACAAGTCTGAGTGGTGTAACGCCATTAAATATATATGTTTCAGATGCCTTGGGTGGACATGAAACGTATATAGGGGAAATAACAACACTTCCGTTGGTTTCAGACGTTTTTTTTGATTTACCTATTATATTTAATTCATCCCCCCAAGTTACCATTATCATTGAAGATAGTGAAGAGTGTAGGACAACAAAGAAATTAAATTGTGATATTGATTGTGATATTATTTATAGCATAACTAATATTACGTCAATCACTCCAACACCTACCCCAACTCCATCATCAACCCTAGGTTATATACCAGCACCAGTAACAAACAATACAATAACATTAACAAGTGTAACTGGATTGCTACCTTTAAGTGTATATATATCAGACATAAATGGAAATTATAATACTTATGTTGGGATAATAACAAATTCAACTGTATTGCCAATTAGTTTTGATATTCCAGTAAGATTTGAAGGTTCAACCCAAGTTATTTTAACAATTAATGATGGTAATTCTTGCAGTTATTTTAAGATAATTGATTGTGGGGTTGCATCACCAACGCCAACAAATACAGTTACACCATCAATTACACCATCAAATCAAACTTCATCAACACCAACGCCAACAAATACAGTTACACCATCAATTACACCATCAAATCAAACTTCATCAACACCAACGCCAACAAATACAGTTACACCATCAGTTACACCAATAAATCAAACTTCACCAAGCCCAACACCAAGCCCAACACAAACACCAACAACTAATCCTAATGTTTCCTGTATGACTATTACTGGGTGTACATCTGGGTCTATTTGTGATTGTGGGGGTAATCCAAATATAATTATGTATTATTCTGGAACTTTGGATAATTTAAATAATCCAAATAATGGAGTTTTTTATCAAACATTTAATAATTGTCAAAATGGAACACCTGATTATAATGGGTTAACTTATTTCAAAGATAATTTCAATCAATTATATTGGCAGCCAAATGCAAATGGGGCAATAAACGGTTATAATATCTGCATATAAATAAAAAATGGCAACATATAAATTAATTGTAATAAATACTGATCCAATATGCGAAAATAGCATTGAGAACGTCATAACAGGTGTTACTTCTTGTTCAAGGTATTTCTTACAATTAAATCCATCATCACATTCAAAAGGGCCTTTTGATATTTATGTTGATACCATAGAAAGCATTCCATTATATGATAATATAACAAGAGAGCAATTCTTGATAGGTGTTACAGTTGAATTAGATTGCATAACGCCAACACCAACCAAATCAATAACACCAACAAGAACAGTCACACCAACCATTACACCAACAAGAACAGTCACACCAACTGCAACCCCAACCATACCATTAACACCAAGTAATACAAAGACACCAACAATTACACCAACTAAAACAGTTACACCAACTAAAACAGTAACACCGACATTAACACCAACACAACCAGAGTTGTTTGCTTATTTATTTATTGAACCAGTAAGTTTAAATGTTGATTTTAATAATTGGATGGGGGGTTCAAATACTTTTAAAGGATTTTCAAATGGTACAGGACCATCCATCAGCGCAAATACATTTAATCAACAATTAAACAAATATTTATCTTATTCAGGTTGGGGTGTCAATGCCCCACAAGTACGAACAGCAGATATTAGTAGGGTAAGTGGGGGTATAGATAATTATGGGAATTTAATTCAAGATTATTTATTCAAAACACATGAAATCCCAGCAAATACATTATCAGGATATTCTTGGTTTACTTGGGTTATATCAACAGGTTCAACACTTGGTAATACATTATCTAATATTGGTGTTAATACATTTGGTGACCCAAATTCATTGATATCGGTAGGTTTAAATTCGACATATAGTAATTTAATAGTTAATTATACTGGATCAACAATACCACAATCAACTTATAGAGTTTATACAACATTCAATGATACAAATTTTAGATTATTAAATGAAAATAATATTTATTTTAAAGGTAATTCATTTGTTGCTCTACCAACACCAACACGGACACCAACCAATACGGTAACACCCACAAAAACTGTAACACCAACAATAACACCATCTGTATCAACACCACCTTGCAATTGTTTTGATGTATTTATTGATCCTTTTCAAACGCCACAATTAAATTGCAATGATGTTTGCTTTCAAGAAGATACAAATACCACAATATGTGGTAAGTATTCAGTTTTTAGCGGTTCAAATAATACTAAATATTATATAACTTCAGAAGATTGTCAAAATCAAAATGACGCTAATTGGTTTGGTCCTAGAAAGTTTTCGATAAGTGGAACTTGTTATGATACAAATTCGGTAGGGGTTATAACTGGGTCAACAATTTGCCCAACCCCTACGCCAACGCCAACAAGGACAGTTACACCAACTATGACTAAAACTCCAACTATAACACCAACCATAACACCTACTAACACCAAGACACCAACAATTACACCTACTAATACAGTTACACCAACAAATACAGTTACACCTACTAAGACAAAGACACCAACAATTACCCCTACTAATACAATTACCCCAACAAGGACTTTAACACCTACTAATACGGTTACTCCAACTAATACAATTACCCCTACTAATACAATTACCCCAACAAGGACTTTAACTCCAACTAACACTATAACTCCAACAAATACAATTACACCTACTAATACGATTACACCAACAAGGACAAT